CTAGGCTTGCGGCATAATCACCTGGTCACCGTGCTCGTCGAGGTACGGCATGAGGTACACGCCGCCCTCGTCTGTCGTGAGCAGAAGGTACTCGCGGTTGAGCTTGTCGCACACGATTTCCTGGTGTACATCGTCCGGCAGGTCATAGATCGGGCCGTCGGTACGGGCCGGCGATACGGTCATCTCCTGCGCTCCCATGGCCTGCCTGGCGCATGAGGCGGCGGCAAACACGATGAGCAGCAGGAGCACCGCCGCCACAAGCGGGCCGCACCCGCCGTTGCGGTCTTCGTCGGCTGGGCTTGGGTACGGCATCGCCTACACCCTCTCGGCGTACTTCTCGCCAGAGGCGGTTTCGACGGCGATCCAGCGCTTGTAGCCGGAACCACCCGTGTATCGGCCCCAAACATAGCCGTCGGCTGATGCGAACGTGCCATCGAGCGCAACGGTCTCCCTGCGATGATAGGTGGCCACGGTCGAGTAGCCCGTGCCCGCGCCGGAGCGAACGTTGAGGGCATCCACGCAGATGCGGTAGGTGCCGGCCGAGTGACCCGCCTGTGCCCGCGCCGTGCCATCACGCACGAGGAAGTCGTTCGGGTCGTATCCGCCTGTGGGCTTGCCCACGGCGATGTAGCGCGTATGGCCGCTATTGCTGGTGTAGCGTCCCCAGACGTAGCCGTCTGCGATGCAGTACCAGTCGTCGAGGTTGACCGTCTCGCCCTTGCCGTAGGAGGCGACTACGGAGCCTGAAAGCGACGGCGCGTCGCGCACGTTGAGGCAATCAACCGTGCAGCGGTAAGTGCCGTTGAACCCCGTGCCCTCCTTGCCGTCGGCATTCGGTTGCGATGCGGGGGCCGACGGCGCGACGGTCGGGGCGCTGCCTCCGTCGAGGATCGTGTTCACCTCGGATGCGAGCTGGCCCATGCGGGCATGTAGCCACGCGCCTGGGCAGTCCGTCGAGGAGAACATGCGGTGCTCGGTGAGCGTCGCGTTGCGCGTGCCGTCATATGCGAGGCGGAAGCCGTAGCGGCGGCAGATGTCGGCGCACAGGCTGACGAGCGCCGCCCACGTGGCGTCGGTGAGCGAGGAATCGGCGTTGTTGGCGCACTCGATGGTGATGGCGCGGTCGTCGTTCCACTTGCTGGCCGAAGTCCAGGCTCGGTCGTCCTCGTCTACGCTCATCGCGATGTCGCCGTCGTAGCCGATACAGTAGTTCGAGCTTGCCTGGCGGGCGGTGGCGGCGAAGTAGTCGGCGCACTGCCTGCCTGTCCAATGCGCCGCCATGTAGTGCGGCGTGATCTTGCAAACGCGGTTGCCCGAGCGCCCGCTGTTTCGGTTGCCTGTGATGTTGGCGTAGGTGCAGAGATTACTCTTGGTCATCGTCGCCCCTCCCGTCGTTAAGCTCCTCGAAGGTATCGTCGTCCATGGCTAGCCCTCCTTCTTCACGTCGCCGAGCGCCAGAAGGGAGTCGAGCCACTTCGACGTGACGCCCACGGCCTTGAAGGCGGCGTAGGCCACCTGCACGCCGCCGACGCAGGCGAAGATGGAAGTCACCCATGCGCTGGGGTCGGTCGGGATGCCGTTCGCCATCGCGGTCAGCGCGCCGCACAGGGCGGAAACCGCGATTGCGACCCATCGGGCGGCGTTGCCGCTCATGGCCTTGGTCTTGATCGCCTGCACGAGGTACGGAACCACTAGAACCGTCACCACGGTCAGGGCTGCTTGGATTGCGCTCATTTCGTTTCCTTCCTAGTCGATAACGGGCTGATTCATCGCGTCCGTGTAGAGGCGCGTTCCCGTGCCGTTGCCGCCCAGCCCGTGGTAGGCGGCGTAGACGCCTTCGAGGCGCTTTCGGTCGGCGACCGTGAGGCCGTGCTGCTTGACGGCCTGCTCGTGGATGTTCTTCAGCTCACGCCAAAGAAGCGCCCGCATGCCCATCTTCACGGCCTCGTCGGTGGCCCGTTCTTCCTCGGAACGCTCGACGGCCTTCTTGCCTTGCGACTTCAGCGCGGCCACGAGGCCCGAGACGACAGCGCCGACGAGGCCTGAAACGAAAGCCGTGAGGGCTACCGCCTCGATGTCCATTACTCGGCCTCCGCGTACTCTTCCCCGGTGATTTCCTTGTACTCGTCGGCGGTGATCCATTTGCACTCGACAGCCTTGTAGACGCGCGCCTTGCTCCAAAGGTCTTTGTCGTAGTACTTCTTGACCTTCGCGAAGTGCTTGGAATGCTCAACGGTTTTCTTCGTAGCCATTACTGGTCACCTCCCACGGTCATGAGCAGGTAGTCGATGTTCGCCGTGTTGGTCTCGGTCTGCGTCGGCTGGGACGCCTGCCCGCGCATCTGTTCGAGCAACGCCGGGAGGTCGGGCACCTCGCCGTTGGCGTAGGCGGCGAGCGCGGAGGTGTAGGCGAGCTTTCGCGCCTTCCGCTCAACGTACTCGTCATCGTCGATAACGCCCGCGTCGTGCGCCGCGTCGGGGTCGCCAATCTGCGACAGCAGATCGCGCAGGGCGTTGACCTCGGCCATGGTGCCGTCTTGAAGCTCGTCGGGGCGCGGCATGTCTTCCTCAGTGTCCATGCGGACTCCTTTCTTGTCGGGGAATGTGTCGCCATCGTATTAGCGCCGTGAGATTGCCGGGCCGCTTTGATGGGCGCAAAGAAAGAAGGCGCGCCGCAGCACGCCTTCGATGCTTCTGTTATTTCGCAGCCGCTTCGCTTAGGCCGCTGCTTTGAGTTGCCGGTTCTCCGCTATTGCGAGGGCTTGCCTCCGCTTGAATCGTCCCTCGGGTTGGCCTGCATTGAGCACCCCCCCCCCGCGCGAGATTTTCGAACAGGCTGCGGTACAGCGCGTCCATGGCCAAAACGCTGCGGTGCGCGTCCGGGCGCTTCATGCCTCCGCGCCAGCTCTGGTAGCTCTGCTCCACCTGCTCGGGGGTCATGATGCCATCGGCGACCATGCGGGCCATCTTCTTGAGCTTGCGGCGCTCCCGCGTTATGGAGTCTCGGCACGGCTTCACGACTATGCGGCCCGTGTCCGTGTAGAAGATGCGCTTCTTCAGCCACGTGAACCCGCGCGTGAGCTTCACCACGCGGGTCTTGCGCGGGTTCAGTTCGATGCCCAGCTCGGCGCATTTGCGCTCTATGAGCAGCAGGCACACCTGCAGGTAGTCCTTGGACTCGTGTATCAGGTAGAAGTCGTCCATATATCGACCGTAGGCCTCGGGGCGCAGCATCTCGATTACGTAGTGGTCAATGCGGTTGGGGTGCGCTACGGCGCATATCTGGTTCGGCTCGCTGCCCAGCCCCAGGCCCACATCGCCCTGCGCGTCTATCAGGCGGTGCTCCAAGGCGACCACGCGCGGATCTAGCAGCGCGGAGGCCACCTGGTCTTTGACGGGTTGGTGCGCTATGCGCGCGAAGTAGTCGGAGAAGTCGCCGAGCAGTATGTAGCCCTCGCGGCCGTGCCGCCTCCAGTGGTCGGCCAGGTGGCGCTTGAGCAGCTTCAGGGCGTAGTCGGTGCCGCGCCCCTTTATGTTCGCGGAGTTCGCGGCTATGAGGGTGGGCACGATCGCGGGCACGAGCGCGTTCTGCGACAGCGACTTCTGCACCACGCGCTCGGGAAAGTGCACGGCGCTGATGTGGCGCAGCTTGCCGCGCTCCCATAGGTCGAAGCGGATGAAGCCCCGGCATATGTCGCGGCCCTCCAAAAGGTCGCGGCGGGACAGGACGGCGTTGCGCAGGTAGTCCTTCATGTACCGCTGCGTGGACGCCTTCCACATCACGCCGCGCGCGGCCTGCTTGGAAGCCCTGCACAGGCTGTTGAGGTCGGCCACGGTCTCAAGCGTGCACGCCTTGACGCGCTCGGCCTTGGCCTTGGCCCGCTTCTCCTCGCGGCGCTTCCGGCGCGCCGCCCGCCTTTGCTCGGAGTTCACAGAAGGCACCCCGCACGGCTTTCAATGTGGCTCTGACAGCCGCTTGAGGTATGGCCATGAAACGCGGCGAAGCCACGGAGCGCCGCGCCATGCAAGCAGCGTCCGGCCACCCTCGCGGGGTGCGTATTTACGGGCGTGAGCCCGACGGTCGCGCCTTCCTTCCTCTCCGCGCTCTGCTTTCGGCCCTGGGGCCTACTCGGTCTGGCAATAAGGGAATCCGGGGCGGGGGCGAACCCAGACGTTCGTCGCCGAGTTGTAGTTGGCATTGCCGTTGTTGTTGACGTAGCACACGTTGGACAAGGAGCCACCCATGACGGAACGCAGCCACCAATTGTACCGATAAACAAGGCGCGACCGCCGCCCATTATAGCGAACGCAGGCGCTCTAGCTCGGCCTCGGCCTCGGCTATGCGCTCCTCGGTGGACTTCTTGCCCGTCACGCGCACGTTCTTGCGTGCGCCCTTCAGCAGCCTGATCTCCTCCTCGACCATGGCCGCCAGCTCCTCGAAGCGGTTGGCGTTCACGGGCAGGCCGATATCCATGAGGCGCTGCATGTCCAGCATAAGCTGCTCGCAGTCCGCTATGGCCAGCGTCAGGTAGCGTTTCCTCTCCAGCGCGTTGAACGAGGTGTTGGGGTAGAAGCAGTCGGCGCGGTTGACGTTGTACACGATGCCGCGCGCCGTCTCCACGGTCGGCACCGCGTTCAGCAGCCTGTAGGCCTTGGGCACTACCGAGGAGGACGCCATCAGCTTGTTGACCTCCACGCGGATGGCGATGGCCTGCGTGAAAAACTTGTACTCGGAAACCTCGCGGTTGCGCTGGTAGACGCCGCTCACGTGCACCTCCTGGGGAAACTGGCGGAAAAAAACGGCCCGCTTCGCGGGCGAGAGGCGACCGCGCAAGGCGGTCGCCTAAAAGCAGAGTATAGAGCACTCGGCTGGCTAGCCGACGAGGAAGCCGGGGCGGGGGCGAACCCAGACGTTCGCCGCCGAGGAGTAGGTGGCATAGCCGTAGCTGCCGACGTCGCACACGTGGGACAAGGAGCCACCCATGACGGAACGCAGCCACCAAGCGGACCGATTTCCGTTGATTCGGTGCGCGGTGTCCCTGAACAGGTCCCACTGGCAGTCAAAGCCGACGCTGTAGCCCTTGGTGCCCCACACTGGGCAGCCGTACACCTCCATCTCCGACAGCGAGAACACCTTGCCGATATCCTGCCAGCTCCACGAGTTGGAGTCGTTGAGCGCGCCGCTGGCGCTGTAACGCTCCTCAAGCAGGACGCGCTGGGTCAGCAGGTACTTGGTCAGGCTTTCGGGCAGGCACGCCTCGAAGGCCGTCTCCCACGCCTTGAGGTTGCTGTTGGGGTAGGGGCATTTCTTGTCGGCGGTGCCCTGGTTCGTGTTGGTCGTGTTCCACATCAGGAAGCTGTCGTTGGCAACGCCGGTCACGGTCTTGGCCACGGCGATGGGCGCGGAGGCCACGAAGGCGATGTGGTGGCCTTTGGAGCTGTCGCCGCAGCAGTAGTACGGGTCGAAGTGCGCCAGGAGGAAGCGCACGGACTGCTGGGCCGCCACGCCCGACGCGCTTACCAGCGGCACGTCGATGTAGTCTCCCACGCGCAGGCCCGCGAAGTTGCCGTTGGCGGCTCGCTTGTGCAGCGCGTCGTACACGCTGCCGCTGCCGATCTCTCCCGCCAGGATGGTGGCGATGTTCTGCCCGCCGTACTTGCCGATTTGGCCCTGGCGGTTGTACTCGGCGTTGTTGAGCGCCAGCTGGGCGTTCTCTCGGGCCGTGCCGTCGATGAGCGTGTAGGTTTGCCCGTCAATGCCGAAGCGCTCTGCGTTCACTGTTGCCATTTGAGTTTCCTTTCTATGCGAGCACGATGGTCGTGCCTGATACCGAGCAGGTGGAGCCGAGCGTGACGGTTCCGTTGCTTATTGACGCCTTCGCCGACGGGGCGTAGACAGTGCCGCCCATGAAGAAGAACTTGCCCGTGGCGTTCGCGAGCATCGAGGCCATCTTCTCGTTCTGTCTGCGCAGGTCTGCGATGTCGGAATCGCCGACGCTGCCCTGGGCGATCGAGTTGGCGATCTGTAGGGCCTGGTTTGCCGCCGCGTCGGCGCGCGAGGCCGCGCCACTGGCGGCAGCTGCGGCGTTCGACGAGGCCTGTTGGTCTGCGATGTGCTCGTCATGGCGTTTCAACTCGGCCGTCTTTCTGGCGGCCTCGTTGCTTTCGCGCGTCGATTCGGCAGACTTGCGGGCGCTCTCGGCGCTTGCTCGCGAGGACTCGGCCGTTTTGCGGGCGTTCTCGCTGTTGACGCGGGCCACTTCGTTGTTGGCGCGGTTCACCTCTGCGTTGAGGCGCGAGGTCTCGTTCGAAGCCCTTGTTTTCTCGGCCGAAACCCGCTTTTCCTCGGCGGCGTTGGCGTTGTCCATGGCCGTCTTGCAGTTCGCTGCGGCCTCTTGCGCCGCTTCCGCCGAATCCATGGCGATGGTCGATGCAATGTAGTAGATCTTGCCGTCGGTCGTGCGCACCCTATCGACGTTCCCGTTGGCGTCGAGCATCAGGGCGGCGTATTGGGTCGTTCCTGCCATCAATACCTCCCTTACTTGGCTATTAGGCCCGTGACGATAGCCTGCGGGCCGATGGTCTCGACGATGCAACGGTCGCCCGCCTTGGCCGCCGAGCATGCCGTGGTCATCGGAAGCCCCGAGAGCGTCGTGCCGGATATGGCGACCGCGAGCGTCGCGCCCGAGACGGACTTCACGGTGCCGAAGCCCACGGAGTGCCCCGAGCCGCCTTGCGGCGAGAACAGGGCGGCGAGCTGTTCGCCCGCGTCGGCTATGGTGCTAGCGTTCAAATCGCCTCATCTCCAATTCCATCGGGCATCCTCCCACGAGGGTGAGAGTCTGCTTACGTATCGCGAAGTTCCCGAAGATGCCGGCGCTCGGCCAGCGAACCTCGATGGCGTCGGAAACGCCCACGGGCGCGTAGACGTGCGTCACCTTCAGGCGGTGGATCGCGGATTGCTGGGTGCGCAGGAGGGTCGCCGCCTCGGCGTTGGCGTTGGCCTGCCGCTCAGCCGCCGTGGAGCCTGCCGGAAGCTCGCTCTTCATGTACTTGGCCGACTTGCGCCAACCGCGCGTGACGGTCGAGTACTGGCTGTTGGGGTCGGAGTCGATTGCCGTGCCCCTTATGCTTTCGTCGGATGTCGAGTAATCGACGTGCACGACGTTCGCCACGCCCGATTTGTCCAGCTCCTCGGTGCCGCCGTCCTCGAAACGCGCCCACTTGCCCTCTTCCATGACCATCGCTGGCGCGCGCTTGTCAGGCTCGACGTAGCGGCGCAGCAGCACGCGCCCCATCGGGTCGCACGACGCCGAGCTGAAGCCCGCCGCATCGAGAAGGGCGTTTACGGCCTTCAGGCGGGTGGCGTAGTTGCTCTCCCCGTTGCCGATTGCCCCGATAACCCACGTGGTCGTTAGCGTGAAGTCGGACGGGTCGGCGATAACCTCAAGGCCGACCTCGCGCAGGAGCTTCGCCGCCTCGCCGACGGCGTTGCTGCCAGCCGCAAGCGAGCGCGGGGCGTCGAACTCGTCTTCCGCAACCTCGGACAAGCGGCCAGATAGGTCTGCTTCAGACGAGTTGTAGCCAGTTGAACGCTTTGGCGTCGATACGACGAACGTACCAAGCGGCTCCGACACCGTTGTGTCGTCCGGGAACGTGGCATCGAGGTAGATGCGCAGGAGGTCACTACCGAGGTCGAGCGTTCCGAGGTAGTCGATCTTGCCCGTCTCGTAGCTGGTGTCCTGGTTTCGCTCGATGCTCCCGCCGTTTCGGATGTTGCGCAGTCGCTCGACATCGAGGCCGGTCTTTCGGTCAACGCGCATAAAGCGGTACGAGGCCGCGAATCGCTTTTTCCAATCAGGCATTGCTCGGCTCCTCGAACGCATCGTGCTCGACCTTCGCCGATGCCGACCAAAGCCCCGCAGATTTAAGCGACTCGTTGAACGTCATCGCGCCGAACGCACGCTCACCGGCGAGGCCGCGCCACCAGCCCTGCCACTGTGTGCGCATGATCTTGCGGAACAGGTCGTGCCCGTCTCGCTCAAGCAGGCAGGAGGCCGATGTCGCAAGGTCTGCCTCATCGAGCGCATACGACTGCGGAAGCCCACCGTTTTCCCCGCCGTCGGCGAAATGGAAGCTGTTGAAGCTTCGCGCCGCAGATGTCGAGTATTTGGCGTCAAGCTCCATCTTGAGCAGCGTCGAGGCATCCTGGCCGAAGTTGAGCGCCATGCACTCGGCGTGCAGGTTCGCCTTGGCCTCGGCGTAGGAAGACGTTCCGTTCGCCGCAGTGCCAGTTGCGCGGTACTTGAAGTCGGCGTTGAGCGGCGGCACGCGGTCGATGGTTTCCTGGGCATCGAGCAGGCTCGACGTGAGAAGGTGGTCGCCCTCGTCCAGCACGCGCTCGACCACGAAGCCGACGCATTTCGACGCGTCGCCAAGCACCAGTTCGTCGCCGTCGCACGTGATCGTGCCGAGCATGGGTATCTCGCCCGTGTCCTCGTCGTAGGCCATCGGGCCTATGATCGTCGTCTCCTCGACGTTGTAGGCGGAAACGCCGTTCTCCACCTTCACGTGACACGTGAGGTCATCGCCGTACGTCACGGTGATTACGGGGGTTGCCGGCTCCGCCCAGTGCGTCTTGAACCGGCGCGTGGCCGTTTTCGACAGGCCCGAGCCGCCCGTCACCGTCAAGGTGAGCAGGTAGTCGATTCCGTTCTTGATGGTCGTGTAGCTGCCAAGCTCAACGGGCTTCATGCTCGTCACGTCGGACGTGGCTATCGTCGCTCCGCCGACCTCGGAAAGCGTCAGCGTGGCATTGGCTATCCCTGTCTCGTCGGAGGCCGATACCTGAACGGTCATCGGCACGGAGTCGATGAGCACGCCGTCGGTCGCAGGCGAGGCGACCCAGCACGACGGGTAATCGGCGACCACGAACGGCACGTAGTCAGACCACGCGCCCCAATCGGCGTGCAGGCCCTTGGTGCGAACGCGCACCCTCCAGCTGCCCTTGGCGAGCGACTTCTTAATGCTCTTCGCCGTGGTGGCGCTTTCGGTGATCGCGCTCGGGCCGCTGAACTCGACCTGCGCGGCGGTCTGCTGCGAGCCGTCCGGATGGTTCGGAACCCACGACACCGCCGCCTGGCTTCCGGTGGCCACCACGGTCGGCGCGGTGACCTTCGGGGCGAGCGGCGGCGTGATGGTGGTTACCGAGTTCGACTTCACCCACGCCGAGGCGAG